TTATTGAAACAGATAAACTAATTATCAATGATTACGACTTAATCAATGAGTTCTCTACCTTTATTCTTAAAGGACAATCGTTTGAAGCAGAAGATGGACACACAGATGACCTTGCAATGTGTTGTGTATTGTTTGCTTGGTTGGTAGAACAGACATACTTCAAAGAACTAACTGACGATGATATTCGTGCAAGAATGTTCTTAGAACAACAACATCAACTAGAACAGGACATGGCGCCTTTTGGTTTCTTTGATGATGGGTTAAATGATAATGGATATGGAGAAACTATTATTGATGAGTACGGAACACGGTGGAGTCCAGTAGTTCGCTCCTATGATTCTGATTGGTAGAAATCTTCAAATACCTACATAATATCAATAATATCGTTATCTAACTTTAAGAAACAATTCGCACATACTACTTTGGATTGGTTAATTAAATCTTTAACTTCTGTTCTAGATTCCTCATTCAATCCTTTTCTTTTAGAAAGAGAACGTATTTTCCTCTCGTGAGGATAAAATTGGAGACAAGCAGTTTCAGATTCCCCACAGTGACAACAGATTTTATTCCCAAGATATTCATTAACCCATATCTTGCGAGCCCTGTAGTTACGTTGGGAAACCTTTTTTATGGTATTTTTGTATTTCTGATAGAACTCCGACATAAAACTATTTATGTGCTGCTAAACCTATAAAAAACTCGTGTAGAATAGGTTTTTTATAAATATTGATGTAAGTTTGGAAACTTAGATTATAATGAATCCATAAAGGAGAAACAAAGATGGCATTTCAAGTATCCCCTGGCGTACTCGTTAGAGAGATTGACTTGACCAATGTAGTTCCTGCTGTTGCAACGTCAATTGGAGCGATTGCTTCTGGCTTCCCACAAGGGCCAGTAGAAGAGATCATTCCGATTGCAAACGAACAGGAACTTTTGGCAGTCTTTGGTAAACCAACCTCAACAAACTTTGAGAATTGGTTCACCGCCGCTAACTTTCTTCAATACGGAAACGCTCTTCGTGTAGTTCGTGCAGACACAGCCGCTGTCAACGCTACCGCAGACGGAACTGGATTGAAGATTAAAAACGACAATGATTATGAAGATAACTATGCCGCTGGACAAGGTTCTGTAGGTAACTGGGCTGCAAGATTCCCAGGCACATACGGAAACGCAGTGGGCGTATCAATATGTACAAGTGCAACTGCATATGAAGAGACAGTATCATCAACTGCATCTGCTGCGGCAATTGGTGCAACAACACTTGCAGTTACAGATGGAACAGAGTTCAATGTTGGTGATATCATTTATCTGCAAGAAACAGATGGTCAACAGTATGAAGTTACTGCAATTGCAGTCAACAACCTAACCATTCGTCAACTAGACAACCCTAACGGTGGTGGTCTAAAGACTGCAATGGCAGGTGGTGAAGCAATTCGTAGACGTTGGAAGTTCTATGACTTCTTTGATGCTGCCCCAGGCACATCAGTTTACGCAACTGGTAAGAACATCACAAATGATGAAATGCACGTTGTTGTATTTGATTATACTGGTGGTATCACTGGTTTTGATTCAGATGTTGCTGGACAAAGAGGAAACTCTGTTCTAGAAACATTCCCATTTGTATCACAGGCTGCTTCTGCAAAAACACCACAGGGTGGAACAGCATTCTATGCGAATGTTGTCAATGTTGGTTCAGAATATGTTCGTTGGATGGATCACGATTCATCACTAACAGATGCTGGAACAGACATTGCTGGTGGTAGTGCATACACCAATGTTGCTGGTAAAGCAGGTGTTATCACAGATACACTTTCTGGTGGAACTGATGACACACCAACAATCGGTGAATTGGATATTGCATACAACTTCTTTGCAGATCCAGACACAATCGACATCAACCTAGTGATGGCAGGTACTTCTCCTGCTGGAACAGATGGTGTTACACACGCAACCATGATTATCGACCTTTGTGAAGGACGTAAAGATTGCGTAGGTTTCATCTCTCCTCGTAGAGCAGATGTTGTATCTGTTACTAGTGCAATCACTCAGACAAATAATGTTAAAGGGTTCTTTGATCAATTGTCAAGTTCGTCTTACGCAGTGTTTGACTCTGGTTACAAATATATGTATGACAAGTATTCAGATGTTTATCGTTTTGTTCCACTTAACGGTGACGTTGCTGGACTTTGTGCGAATACTGACAATGTTGCAGATGCATGGTTCTCACCTGCTGGTTACAACAGAGGACAGATTCGTGGTGCAGTAAAACTTGCATTTAACCCTAATAAATCACAGAGAGATATTCTATATCCTGCTCGTATTAATCCTGTTATCTCACAGCCAGGACAGGGAACATTCTTGTTTGGTGACAAGACTGCTCTTACTCGTCCGTCTGCGTTTGATAGAATTAACGTGCGTAGATTGTTCCTCGTTCTTGAGAAGGCAATTGCGACTGCTGCTAAATTCCAGTTATTTGAATTTAACGATGCATTCACAAGAGCACAATTTAGAAACTTGGTAGAACCATTCTTGCGTGATGTTCAAGGTCGTAGAGGTATCACTGACTTCTCAGTTGTTTGTGACGAAAGTAACAACACTGGTGAAGTGATTGACCGTAACGAGTTTATTGGTGACATTTTCATCAAACCTGCTCGTTCCATCAACTTTATTACACTAAACTTCATCGCCGTAAGAACTGGTGTTGAATTTAGTGAGGTAGGAGGTTAATTATGAGTATTGATAACTTTGCTGCAAATATGGCCGGTGGTGGTGCTCGTGCTAACCAATTTAGGGTTATTATGAACGCTCCAGGCTTTGCTGGTAACTTGGCCGGAACCACTCAACAAACATCATTCTTGGTAAGGACTGCATCCTTGCCTGGACAAACAATTACAGAAATCCCGATCAACTTTAGAGGACGCCAATTGTTCCTTGCTGGTGATAGAACTTTTGAGACTTGGACAACAACTGTGTTCAACGATACAAATTTCGCAATCCGTAACGGTATTGAATCGTGGATGAATGCAATTAATGACTTGACAGAAACAACAGGACTAAATGACGTAAGAGTGTATACTTCTGACTTGCAAGTTGAACAGTTGGATAGAGGAGATCAAGTTCTCAAATCTTATGTTCTTAAAAACTGTTGGCCAACTGCCGTTGGTGCGATTGAGTTGAATATGGATACTGTAAGTGAAATTGAAACCTTTGATATTACTTGGCGTTATACTACTTTCACAGCGAGTAGTGTATAATCCAGTTTTACTATCCGACTAAATAGTTGGGTAAAACTAGGAGAACTATAGTATGGCTGAACTTTTTGGTTTCAGAATCACAAGGGCGAATCAGAGTGGGAGTAGTGATGGATTCACTGCTCCCTCTACTGATGACGGCACCCTAGACATTGTATCAGGCGGTGGGCATTATGCTTCCATCCTTGATATGGATGGTCGTGATCGTAATGAAATAGACTTAATCAGACGATATCGTGACATTGCACAACAACCAGAGTGTGATAGTGCAATTGAAGATATTGCGAATGAAGCGATTGTCTCTGATGAAAGAGGACAATCTGTTTCCATTTCCCTTGACAGATTAAAACTTTCCCCAAACATTAAATCGAAAATCAGAGATGAGTTCGATGAGGTGTTGCGTCTGCTTGACTTTAATGCAAAAGGACATGATATCTTTAGAAGATGGTATGTGGATGGACGTATATATTATCACAAAATCATTGATACAAAATCCCCTCGTAAGGGCATTCAAGATGTGAGGTATATTGACCCTCGTAAGATTAAAAAAGTAAGGGAACAAAGAAAAGAAAAAGATCCAAAAACTGGTTTGGATTTAGTTAAAAAGATTGAGGACTTTTATCTCTACAATGAGAAAGGTCTAGATCAAAACACAGGAACATCCAGTGGTATTAAGATTACCGCTGATTCTATTACCTATTGTCCATCTGGACTTGTAGATATGCACAAAGGCACAGTCCTTTCATATCTACACAAAGCAATCAAACCTGTTAATCAGTTGCGTATGATTGAGGATGCGTTGGTTATCTATCGTATTTCTCGTGCGCCTGAAAGACGTATTTTCTACATTGATGTTGGTAACTTACCTAAAGTAAAGGCAGAGGCATACCTCAAAGATGTGATGAATCGTTATCGTAACAAGTTGGTGTATGATGCAAGAACTGGTGAAATTCGTGACGATAGAAATCATATGTCCATGTTGGAAGATTTCTGGTTGCCTCGTAGAGAAGGTGGTAGAGGTACAGAAATCACAACCTTGCCTGGTGGTTCAAACCTTGGTGAGATTGATGATATCAAATACTTCCAGACAAAACTTTATCGTTCATTGAACGTACCAATCTCAAGACTTGAGGCAGAGAACTCATTCTCTATTGGACGTTCCGATAACATTACTCGTGAC